AAAGTCATCATATGCGGTGGTATTTACCACCCGCCCTTGATCTTCGACTTTTTGTTCGCTATGTTAGCATCCAGTGAAGCTAATAAAGCTGCTAATTTATCTTCTTTTGATAATTCAGCAGGTTTACTAGCTGGTGGATCAGGAGGTCGATTTAAAATTTTAATCGACTCCTTGTAATCTTTAACCCATAATAATATTCCATCAAGAATCGAGCGTGATCGAACCATTACGGCTCTCACCCGTGATTTTTGACCAAGAATAGAATCTGGGCTAGATCCAAGGATAATCCTGTCTTCGTAAAGAGCTTTCATAAAAGATTCGTCTGACTCATAAAATGCAGTCCAGGCACTAGCTGTCAATTGTTCAATTTCTGAATTAATGACACTAAATACCGGGAATTTTGCCATTTTTATAGTCATACCCATTGTTATTCCATGGTCCTTGTCAAGTTTCTTCAGGAAATCATTTTGCGCTTTACTCATTTGAGTAATCCGCCGTCTGGTTACCTTCTGTAAACCTTCGACAAGGTATTGTCGTAATATCTTAAAGATGCTTTGAGTTGTTAAATTACAACTCAAAGATATCCCAAATGATTTTAGACATTGGATAAGCAATTGGTAATCTGAGAAACGGTTGAGATATAACCAAAACAAGACAGTTTGTCTTGTTTTGATGAAATGCCAACCCTTCCCTTTCCCTCTATACTTTTCCACAAGTCCACTTTTCCCCAGTTGCCACCATAATTTACTAAATGTTTTCCATGAAATGGTGAAGACGTAATCACGTCTTACCGCCTCTTGTAAAACTGTAGTAAATTCGGTCCATGTGTGTATGGTGTTAACCATACCACTGACCGGAAACATGGTAACTTCTTCATTGTTAAGAAACACTCTCTTTGCAAACTCGAAAATATGTTCTCCTATCAATGTTTTAGGTTTTGATATTTCAACTCCTAAGTCATTCATAACAGACAGATATCGTTTTGCTACAAGATCATGTTTAATAACAATGTCATCTCCAAGTAAATAATATGATTTAAAGGGAAGTGATAACTTCTCTTTATATGCACAGTATTGTACTAGAAGATGGTGAGTTAGTGTAAATGTTGCCCATGAACTATACGCCCCCATCGGTTGCCCGCAATTGTACCTCACGAAACGTGGTTTCCACACTTCGCGATCACAATAGAACGGTTGACCGACCATAAGATACTCCCAAGCTTGACTGTATGCCTGCCCATGAAGATTTTCGATGACACTCTTTTGAGGTGCCATTGGGAATCTGTCTGTGGCTGACGTTAGGTCAAACGAGTGATACTTATGACCTTTGTTTCCCAAATCCGTGAAATCGTGTTGGGAGTATGTTCTATCAGCTTCAAAAGTCCTAAGAATCTCCATGATTTGATCATGTAGATTCTTAAGGATAGTTTGAGACCAATAGTCCACTATTCCAATAATACGTTTCTTACCCTCTTTATCATCGATAAATGAAAGTCTCCTTAGAACATGTACGCCTTTTCGGGCCCATGCCGAAGGAAAGTTTTCTATATCCACTATTTGTTCTAAATAGTGTGATAATCGGGGAGATTTCAGAAACATTAGGTAGTTGCCATATAATTTTCTAAACAATGTGTAATCTACTGATGAGTTTATTAAAGCTGGACCGTTCGGTCCAGCCTTAGTAGTACCATGAGGGGCCTTCCATTGTTCCATTTTAATATCTGGAAATTTCCAGGATTTGATGAAACTCTGAAAGTCCTTAAGAGTATCGTTGTCTTTTATAGCGGGAGGAAGACCCAGAGGTTTAAAATCTGGTCTCTTCCAACCCGTTATAACTCGACTGATACTCATCATGGTTAATATAAACCTTATCAGTGATCTTTTATTAGCGCCATTCACCCATAAAGCATTAATTTCAGGACCTAACCAGAATGGTAGGCCTGATTTGTAATACTTGATAAATTCACCAGGTGTGAATTGATCAGCTATTAAACTCATGAAGGAGACTCTCATCTTCTTCAAGTGAGCAATAGTTGCCAATTCCCCTTGTGTTTTTATCATTGATATGGTTGAATTGGAAAATCTTTCACAAGAACGTTGCAAATGATTTTGACTTATACCATAAAATACACCGAGTTTTACTACCCACTTCATGAGTAGCTTGAAGATTTCGATCTTCAAGAATCGGTTTGTTTTTAGTGTTTTCATTATAAGTTATTATTGTTTAGTGCTACGTTTTATTATAAGATGCTATAAAAGAATTCTTTGTGAAGCGAGGTCTAAGACGAAAGTTTTAGCCCTTGTTTTGCAAGGACAGGTGCCAGCACCTGAACCAAGCTGGGGGTATTCCACCCTCGGGTTATCGACAAAGACTACGCTCTTCGCTTCACAAAGCGGAGGGTATTAGCCTCCTAGGTAATTCGAAAAACGGAATTCTCCCCTCACGGGGAGCCTGCG